AAACGTCCTGCTCCAGTATGCCAACGCCTATGCCAAGAACCTCTCCCTGCAGGCCGCCCGAAACTCCCTGCATGTCGCGCATGGAACACGGACGGGCAAAGCGAAATTTGAAGTGCCCGAACTAATCAAGGGCATGATGACTCAATTCGGTTGTACCGAGGAAATGGCTCGGTCAATCCTCGCCAATGCCAAGAAGTAGCAACTAGCCCACCTGACGAAAAACGGCTTGTCAATCCACCGACAAGCCGTTTCCATTTCCCCTTCCCTTTCCTCCCACCATGCACCAGTCTAGCGTTTGCCCTTGTTCGCCCTTGCAACATCCCGTCTAGTGAGATACCGCATTCGCGCAAGCAACAAAAAAATCATTTGATACAAGATAAAATTTATTTGCATTGATTCCCTAGTGCAATGCTGTACTATTGCAATGATTGTCTATTGTGGCGCTGGACAATGGCATGGCAGGGAGGCACCACCCCCCCAGGCCACCCGTCACTGTTTACTATAAGCACTCCTATATCCGCGCTATTGCAAAACACTCTAGTCATTTCCCGTGAATGTATAGAGTGACTAGAAGGTATAGAATGATAGTTTCCATTTTCTCCACTTTACCCCTTGACACGACTCGGATATGTGCTATATTTACCTCGACGCCACGGGCCTAGCCGTGCTAATATTGAATCGTTGGAGCAGTCAATGACCAAGCGAGAGATCATGGAGAAGTTCAAGGGGGTTAGTGGTGCAATCATGCGGGGGGATGTTTGCCCTGATGTTGCGCCGGGGGCCGTTGCTGTTACAAGACGGTCCCCTTTGTTCATTGTGGCGAGCCGGGGGAATGATGGAAAGAAGTGATGCGTTGCCCTCGGCAACTGCAATTGATTCAAGCAGAGATTGGGACCAGAATCCAACGTGGTCGCTGGTTAATTCCAGGGATCGCGGGATTGTTATTTCGTTGTTCCTGCAAGGGTTCTCACCGTATCGCATTGCCAAGGTTGTTCATAAAAGCCCTGCCTCCGTTTATAAGATTCTCAATAGTCCTGATGCACAAGAAGAGATACAGAAGTTTGGGGAAGGTATGGAGCGGGACGTGGAAGTTACACGGGACCGTTTGATGGGGGCTTCTCCATTCTTGGTTGATGGATTATTGCAGATTGCTCTTGAAAGCCCCAATGAAGGTGTGCGGTTGAAGGCGATAATGGGGGGATTGGGGATGAATGGAATCTCTCCGATTCAGAAGGTTGAAAAGACGCAACGAACTGTATTGATTGACGATAAGTTCCTTGGACGGTTGGAGCGTTTGCTGTTGGCAGATATGGAAGCAGACGGGCTGACTGAAAAGGACGTGACTCCACAGCCGGAGAAGATCAATGGCCGTGTCAACCAATCCCTATTACAATCCGTCGCTGATAGACTCAATGACACCGGAGATGCTGCGGGAGGGATTGTCGAAACTGAATGTGACAAAGGCCGAGAAGTTGCGCCAGATGTGCCGAACCCGTTGCAAACAGAGCTTGTTCTTCCTTGCAACGGCGATTCTTGGGTACGACAAGATGACGCGGTATCTGCACAAGCCACTGTGCCAGACGTTGCAGCGCCGGGATGTCCGCCGCAGGTTGATAGTGTGGCCGCGGGGGCATTACAAGTCAACAGTGGCAACGAAGGCGTACCCGATATGGAAGTTGCTGAACGATGTGAACCAAAGAATCCTTATTATAAGTGCGACAGCAACTAACGCTGCAAAGTTCCTGCGGGAGATACAGAGCGTCTATGAAGAGAATGATTTGTTCCAATGGCTGTTCCCGGAGCTTATACCGGATTTCGGGAAGGTGCGGTGGAACACAACGGAGATGGAAATTGTCCGTCCAAAGACGTATTCAGAGGCGTCTATTGAGAGCATTGGAATTGGCGGTAGCGCAGTCAGCCGGCATTATGATGAACTGATAAAGGATGATCTGGTCAATGAAGATCACATCCTCTACCCCGAGCAGATGCAGAAGGTTATTGATTTCCACAAGCATTCCTATTCTCTTTTTGTGTCTCCTGCCCGTGGCGTTGATACGATCATTGGAACTCGGTGGAGTCATAATGACCTTATCCAGCATATTCTTGATAACTCAAGTAAGCAGTCGTTGGGCAATGACAATCCATTCGCGTATGAATGCATAGTGCGTTCAGCCATTGAAGACGGTAAAGCAATCTTTCCAACGAATGGATTAGGGGAAGATGAATTCACGTTGGAACATCTTAACGCGATTTTGGAAGATCAAGGACCGTTTATTTTCTCGTGTCAATATCTCAATAATCCAACCCATGAAGATGCTCGTTCATTCCTGCCAGATTGGAATAGATTCTACGATATTGCTCCGGTCGGTTTGCGCTGTTTTACTGCTGTTGATCCTGCAACTGGCCGTGGAGATTCGTTCTCTGCAATTGCGACAGTTGGCACAGATGCAGAACGTAACATATATGTTCTTGAGGCAAGAAAAGCTAATCTTGGAACAGACGAACTTATTGAGGAAATAATCCGTCAATACATGACATGGAAAGGGCGAGTTGGAATTGAGTTCGTTGCGTTCCAGAAGATTCTTACATATCCATTGCGGGAGGCAATGCGCCGGTACAATATCAGTTTCAATGTTGTTGAACTAAAAGCAATCACAACGCAGAAGAAGAGTGCAAGGGTTAGTGGGATATTGCAACCAGTCTTTGCCAGTGGGCGGATATTCATACGGAGGGATTTCAAGGATCTATTGAAAGAACTTTCTTGGTTCCCTGCCATTGAGCACTATGATCTATTAGATGCTCTAGCATATGCAGTGCAAATGGCAAAGTATCCAACGAAGGTAGAGTCACAGCTGGAGAATCCATTCTCCCTTGAATCCATCATGGACGAGTTGGATAAGAAAGGGAATGCAGCACAGAATCCGAAGTCTCCTTGGATATGGAATAAGAGTGGCCCGCGTGAGATGACGTTGGATGAATTATTGAAGATCGCGCCGGCATGGAAAGGACGAACATGAAGCAGTTAGTTATCCTTTTCTTTCTCATTGCAAGCCTTGCTGGCTGTTACGCAAGGAATTCTGAAACTACAGTTGACCCAATTGCAAGTGCTTGCTTGTATCGGTTGATGCAGGTCTCAGGTAATGCACCAGCCACGGATGAAGAGAAAGCCTACGTTGCAAAGGTCTGCACTTCTCAACCATGATGGAGGGACTTGCTATGGCGCGCATGGTTCTTATCCTTGTTCTTGCGTTTTCTCTCATTGGCTGCACCACGGCTAATCCAAATATGTTCAGTGGAAAGGCTGTGATTCAACTGGACCAGGGTACATTCTTCGTTACATATGTCAAAATGGCAATGACATATGCAGTGTTCCGTTATCAAGTCATTGAAGCCTGTACGGCAAAGATCATCCCGCAAGCGACTTGTGATAGTCTTGCGGAGAGCGATAAAGGAATTCAGAAAATTGCAGCAGAAATCAATGACAGTATCCAGAATCCTGCATATCCAGTAGATATGCAAAAGGTTCAAATCTTCATTGATCTGGTGTTGGGAACACTGGTCAAGGTTGGAGTAAAGGGAATCGCGTTATAAAGGGGGTGATTGTAGTGGGTACTCTCTTAATGTGGACAGGGATAACTGTGTGGGTTGCACTTCCCCTTGCCACTAATTTCAAGCAAGCTCCAATGGCAGGGGCAATTCTCATGGTTGTTGGCTGCATCCTAATGTGGATTGAATTTGCCAAATCCCGTCCGTGAGGTTAAAATGCCATCCACAACTCCAAAGCAATTGCGTTTCATGCGGATGGTAAAGGCTCGGCAGCATGGGCATGATGTTGGAAATGCCTCTGTCGAACGTGCTGCTAACTCTATGACATCATCGCAAGTTGATGATTTCTCTGTATTGAAGACCTCCGAACCGCGACGCTCCAAAACCTCAATGCGAAGAAAGGTAGGGTTGAAATGAGCACGTTAGCGTATCACAGAATCTTGAGGATCGTTCTATTGGTCCTCTTCTTCTTCAGCATGTGGCTGATCTATGCCACGCATGGAATTGCTGCTACCGCAGCGTGGGTAGACAATTCCAACAATGAAGAAGGATTCAAGGTTGAACGGATGGTGGCAAAGTGTACGGCACCAGATGCGTTTGTGGAAATTGCCAACGTTGGAAAGAACATTACAACGTACTTGGATGCAACGACAAGTGCTGGCAATTTCTACTGTTACAGGGTGCGGGCCTGGAACCTTCAATATCTCAGTGATCCCTTGAGCGTGCAATATAGTGGCTATACCAACAAGGGAGAGATTGGCTACCCTTTACCGAAAGCTGCGGACCCAAGCCAAGTTACAGTAACACCGTAAAGTTGAAGGCTTGGCTCCGCTGTCTACACGATTTCTGGAATAGCCAAAAATGAGTTCACAAGAGGAAATTCTCAATCTCACATTGTCCACAGTAGCGGACACGGAGATTGTGTTTAATAAACCAGTGAAAACAGTGACGATTCAGAATCGTGCTGCGGATGATATTTATTTTCGCGTTGCGGAGAATGCAGCTGCATTTCATACAATAAAAGGCGGCGGCTCATTCTCCCGGAATCTTTCCCGCTTTGCTCATACAAATTGTGGTTATTTGCGTGCGGGTGGTGGAACTGGACCCGCTGAAATCATAGGATTACTCGCATGAAAGATATGCAAGATGTGTTCCGGGCAATGCTTCGAGCAATCAACTATCCATATCCGCATGTGGATATTATTGAGAGTGAGCATAATTCCAATTCCTTAATTATGCCAAAAGTAGATCAAGAGAAACTCAACATGGAGCGGATCTCCGCTATCTTGCGGGAGGCAGTTGAAGGTCCAATATCCTATGGAATCCATGAAAATGATTGGTGGGAGTTCCGGTACAATAAGAATCACGCAAAGGACATCCCAATCCAATTCCTGAAAATCTTTGAAATCTATTGGGGAATTCCATCAAACCAACAGGGCTGGTGCCAGCGTTTCATTCAGTGGGTTAAAGGACTATTCCAGTGACCGATGCTGGTATTGCAAACTCACAAGTCTCTGGTGGTGGAAGTGGTGGCCCTGGTGGTGTCACAGATCATGGACAGCTTACAGGATTGGGCGATGACGATCATCCACAATATATCACGGATGCAGAACTTGCTGCTGCAATTACGGCAGTTGAATATCTTGCGAATTCATATAACCTAGTGGTTGGCGGATTCACAAATTTAACGTTGACTGATTCATATACAGTCAACGGAATCTCAATGCAGATTGACGAGGTTAGTGGAGTTCCAGGATTTGATTTCCGTTTTACATTCATTGGCGTTACATCCTTTGATCGCGTTCGTGGTCATGTTTGGTATGATGCAAACTTTCTAACTGCACATAGCGTAGCAGTACAAATTTGGAACTATGTTCAAGGGCAGTGGGTTGCACTCACGAGCATACAACGAACGAATGATTTCATTGCATTTGATGTAGCAAAAGCAAACCATCCAATTGATCCCGCAAATGGTGGAACAGTTATTATTCGATTCTACCATGCAGCATCCGGTAACACAAGCCATGATTTCTACGTTGATTATCTTGCACTCATCAAAGGTGGTGATCCTGGGCAGTTGGATCATGGTGAACTTGCGGGGTTAACTGATGATGACCACCCACAATATTGGACTGATAAGCGCAATCATGCCGCAATGGCAGCTCCTGGATTGGATGGGCTGGATGGTGAGGATGGTGTTATTGGTCCTCCTGGTTTACCAGGTTCTCAAGGGATACAAGGAGTACAAGGAAATCCAGGTTCTCCAGGTTCTCCTGGTGCAACAGGGCCGGCAGGTGCAATTGGCGTACCAGGAATTGATGGCATTGATGGTGAGCGCGGGGATGATGGACCTCCTGGAAGCGCAGGCCCTCGGGGTTTGCAAGGAGTCCAAGGTGCAACAGGAGTGCAAGGAATTCCTGGCCCGCCTGGCCTGGATGCGGATGACGCCGAAATCCCTTATCTCATTCCTGGGCCTGCGGGACCTCAAGGTCTTACTGGTTCAACAGGTCCACCGGGCACTGGTGGTGGGGGTGGAAGTAGTACACCAGGGATGCCAGGGATTGATGGAGAAGATGCGGAGATTCCATATGTAATCCCTGGGCCACAGGGTCCGCAAGGTCCACAGGGGCAAGCGGGTGGTGGTGGAGGATCTGCAACAACGGTTGAAGTGAATCTTGGAAGTGCTGCATGCTGGAGAGGAAAGTTTACAATAACTGATGGTGCAATTACAGCAGTTAAGAAGATCCTCTGCTGGCAAGCTCCAGGACCATATACAGGGAAAGGTTCACTGGCAGATGAAGCAGAGATTGCACCGGTTCAAGTTACAGCCGTCGCACCGGCAGCTGGTAGCGCAGTAGTTTATTGGAATTCAGTTATTGGCTATCGCCCAGTTTTTGCGGGAAAGGGAAGAGAAGGTCAGTTCATTCCAATTGCTGCTTCAATGGGGCCAGGAAATGCATCACCAGTTCCGCCGCTAGGAATTGTAGGACTTGTTCGAGGTAACGTAAAGTTTAATTACCTCGTTCTTGCATAGGAGAGTTCAATGGCTGTTCTTGAAGGTGGAGCATCTGGTGCATTAGCGGGAGTTGGAGTTGAGTCAAACTCGCCATTGCACGTAGTAACAAAGCCAATTCCCGTTGGTGCATTAGGGCACTATCGGACGGCTGTTGCCATTACGATGGCAATTTCACAGGCTGCAAACTCACGGTTGTTTGAAGTTCGAAATACTGCAACAAACCTCATTATACCGACGAGAATTCGCATTGGTGTAATTGCAGTTGGCACTGTTACAACACCATATACATTCCTTGCTGGCCTATTCCGTTGTACTGGATTCACCGCAGTTGATACCACGAACACAGTAACGCCAGTTTCCTCCGTCAAACGAACAAGCATGGCAGCATATCCTGGTGGTGCTGCTGTGCGCCATAATACCCTTGCAGGTGCCGCGGCTGGAATGACTGGTGGGACATTAACAAAGGACACACAAGCCATCGGTCTCGCTGCTGCATACGCTGTGACTGGTGCAGCGGGGACGCAGGTGATTTACCAGGAATTGCTCAGTGATGATTTTGGTGGCTCTCCACTCATTCTTGCACAGAATGAGGGATTTGAAATCGAAAACGTCAACGCCGGAAGTGCTACAGCAAATGGACTCGTCGTCATTCTTGACGTTGCATGGGCTGAATGTGTAGCGTATTAAAGGAGGATTGAAATGGCACGTACACCGAAACGGTTGCATGGACCTGCCGCGGTTTCTAACTCTGCAACCACAAAGTACACAGTTCCAGCATTGACGAAAACGGTTCTTCGTCATATCCATGTTCAGAATCCATCAGGTTCCCCGGTGACATTCACCCTGTCAATTGGATCAGATGCAGCTGGAACACGTATCGTGGATGCATTTAGTATCCCTGCCGCTGCCGCAGGTATTACAGGAAACGTGATTGACTGGTTCTGTTACTATGTCCTGGAAGCGGCTGAGATTATTCAAGCATTGGCAGGAACTAACAATATCCTTGTCCTGACCTTGGATGGTGACGAACTGACTCTGGGTTAAAGGGGGTGATGCAATGGCGCGACCAACGTTTACAAAAGGAAAGGGCAAGTCTATTGGTGGATTGATCGAGAAAGGTCCATCAATGGGAATGGACACAGTTCCATCAATCGCCAAAGCTGCGCCAATGCAGAAAGGCATTGCGCGTGGAGTTGCGGCAATGAAGGCCAAGATGAAGGGACGGTAATACAATGCCGTCGCATTGGCCGTGGCAAACTGATCCAGCCATTGTAGAGAAATTGGATCAGCTCACTTCTCTTTTAACGAAATATCATAACCAGGAGATGAAAGCGATGTCGAAGATTGACGATGCCATTGGTGAGGTGGAAGTGTCTGCCGAGGACATGAAGGCCCGTGTTCTTGCAGATGTGGAAACGTTGACAGCGAAGATCGCGGAGTTGGAGGGGATCATCGCTGCTGGCGGTGACACTCCAGAGCGATTGGCGCGGCTGGCTGCGCTCAAGGCAACGTTGGATGGCCTAGACCCGCACAAGCCAGATACGCTTCCGGTCTAACCGTTCCATTACATGTAGTTGAAAGGGGGGAAATGGAATGCCAGCGACGAAGTTCAGTGGGCCGATTGACAGTCCCAAGGATCGTGAATCTGCTGATGGCGTGCCAAAGCAGGTTTCAACCCAGGCTCCTGCATCCGCGGTGAAGAACAGCGATCCCAATAGGAAGTAGGCGTTGTAGTTGATTCCGCCCTTGTGGGATGGGGGACTGCAAACCCCATCCCACCATTGAGAGGATAACATGGCGACACGGGTTAAGCGAGAGGCGCTTCTTGCAACATGGCGGGCCAGGCTATCGAAGGCGGAGCAGTATTTGGATTACAATAGTCGGTTGCAGCAATGGCGAGAGATCCGTGAATATTATCTCAATAAACGCCCGTTGGATGGCGTGAATGTCAATATGATATTCGCCATTGGACGGTCGATGATTCCGCAATTATATTTCAAGAGTCCTTCTATTAGTGCCCGCATTGCACCAGGCCGACCTTCCAATGCCTCTAGCCGGATCAAAGCTAGGACAGTTGCTGCAATTGATTCCATGATTATCCGCCAGAACTATCTCAAGGGGCAGTATAAACTTGGGATATTGGACTGTTATCGATTCAATCTTTTCATTCTGAAGCATGGGTATCATTCCATCGGCACAGAATTCCCTGATAAGCCCAAGGGTGATGAACCGTTGGATGATACTGTTGATGCACAAGCAGAGAAGTTGCTTGCTGATGCTGGTGTCAATCTTGATTCAGATACTTCAGTGCTCAAGATTGATGATGAGTTGAAGAAGTATTCATACCATGAGTTGATTCAAAAGGATACTCCGTGGGCACTCCGTTGCGCGCCAGAGGACTTCCTTGTTCCCTGGGGAACGAAGAATATTTACGAAGCTCCCTGGTGTGCATTTCGTGTTCGGCGTCCACTGGATGAAGTGAAGGCTGATCCGATTTATACAAAATCAGTTGTCAAAAAGTTGAACAGCAATTGGCGTCCTGGTCCTGGAAGCCTTGTTGGTCCAAAGTCTGATGGTGCAACAGCTGGAGATTCTGGTGGTGGCGCTGTAACGTCACCAAAGGAACGTGGGAATGATGAATCTCTGACTGATGAATATCTCATGTTCTATGAAGTGTGGGACGCTCGCAATGGAGTAGTGATGGCGTTCACAGATGCGGGCGGTGAAGATTTCATGCGGTACGATACGCATAACATGCCCTTCCGCCTCCCCGTTTCCATCATGCAGTTCAATGATGACGGGGAGGATTTCTGGGGTGTAAGTGATGCACAGGTACTGCTTCCATTAGCGAAGGAGTACAATGAAACACGATCCATTGAATTGGATCACAAGAAAATCATGTTGGTCAAGATCCTGGTTGACAAGAACGTAGTTGGTGCAGATCAAGCAAAGTTGATTGCGGAAGGAAAGATTGGGCCAGTCATCCTTGTTGATGGTCCACCATCACAGGCTACGCAAGTTCTGAATCCTACAATGTCTCGGGAATTGTTTGACATTTCCGATACATTGCGGAATGATATTCGGGAGATTATTGGATATTCCCGAAATTCCATGGGGGAGTTTGAAACCTCCCGGCGAACAGCAACGGAAGCGAAGATCGTCCAACAGAACTTGATGCTCCGTGGTGATGAGCGTCGTGATCTGATGGCTGATCTCATTAGTGAATCATTCAGAACAAAGATCAATCCGATGATCTTTGAGTTCTGGGATCAAGAACGCTACGTGGAAGTGACTGGAATGGGGAACATTCCATTTGTGGGAACGTCGTTGAAGGAAGATTACGAAATCGAAATCGCGACGGATTCCACAATCCCTGCAACGCAACAGCAGGAAAGAGAGGAGGCTGTAGAGATATTCAAAACCTTCCGTGGTGATCCAAGCATCAACCAGCAGGTGTTGTACCAACATTACCTCGATTGCATGAGAACAGTTCCTTCTGATGAATTACTGCTTCCTCCACAGAGTGCAATGCCAGGGCAGCTTGCAGCGTTGCTTTCAATGGGCAGTCAGGGAGGCAATGGCGGTGGAGTAGGCGCCGGTGCAATGGGGCCAATGACACAGCTATTGCAGCAAGGACCGAACAATGCCAAGGTATGACGCGAAGTGCGATAAGTGCAATAAGGTGCGAGAAGTCATTGCGAAGAATCTGTCCTCGTTCAAGCGTTGTGAATGTGGAGGTTCTTTGGAATGGATTCCCATGGTAAATGCATATACGTTCAAACCAATTATGCATCCCCATTTGGGGCATACACCAGTGGAAATCACTTCCTGGAGCCAATACAAGCGGGAGTTGAAAAAGCGTGGATTGGTTAACGAGTTAGCGAGCTAAAGGAGAATTTCAAATGGCGATTGATCCGAAAACTGGCAAAGAGGAAGTGGTTGATGAGAAGAAGGACCAGTTGACTCCTGAGCAGGTGGAGAAACTGCTCAAAGATAATCAGACGCTTTCAAGCCAAGTTGGTGAAATGGGGAAGAAGATTGGATCGTTGGAATCATTGCTCACCGATCCAGAGTTCCTCAAGGCTGTTGCAAAAAAGGACGGCGCGCCGGGTGATGCAGCAGACAAGGGTGGTAAGAAGCCAGATTTTGAGAACATGAACAATGAGGATCTAGCTGGTTACATGGTGAATACCATCCTTGGAGAAGTGAAGAAACTGGTTGATCCAATGCGCGCGGAGACAACCAAGGTTTCATTGAAGGATCAGTTGCGGGAAGCAGAACAGCAATTCGGAGACTTCTGGGATTACCAGGATGCAATGGTGAAGCTGTCGTCTGCGTATCCGCAATTGGATGCATCCTCGTTGTATCTACTCGCAGTAGGACTTGAAAAAGCGTCGGGGAAGGAATTGAAGAAAGAGAATCCAGAACGCGCCCGTGGAGGCAGTAATAGAACACGACCTACGCAAACTGAAATAAGCAGCGGGCCATCAGACATTGCGGGTTCCATCAAAGAGAAACCCAAAAACTATGGCGATGCTGCCGGGCTTGTGTACGATAGGGTTTTTGGAAAGGGGTAATCAATGCCTTCCCTCACTGAACAACTGGACAGTTTGTACAGCACGACTTGGAATATCATGCGTCCAAAGGCCATGGACGCCATCTTCAACGCCACTCCGTTTTGGTATTGGCTGTATAGCAAGGAACGTGTGCGGCGTGAGACTGGCGCTCGCTGGATCGGCCAACCAATCATGTATTCCAAGAACAACACGGTGCAATCACTGGGTCCTGGTGGCACTGTGGATATCAACAACAGCGACCCGCTCACCACAGCACAGTTTGCCTACAAGTACATTGCGGGCAGCGTTGTTCGGCTGTTTAGCGATGATACTACCAACGTCGGCAAGAACCAGATCATGTCGTTGGCGCAGGCAAAGTTGAAGAACCTGGAACTGTCCATGATTGACAAGTTCGAGTCCATGCTCTTTGGAGATGGCTCGGGCAACGGCTCTCTGGACTTTGACGGGTTGCTCAACATGGTCTCTAAGACTCCAACAGCTGGAACTGTTGGCGGTGTTGATCGTTCCAGTGCTGCGTGGTGGAGGAATCAGCTTCGCACGTGGTCCGTTACTGGATTGCCGACAGGTGACAATCCGGTGGCGTACAACCTGCGGATTCTGTACAACCTCTGCTCCGTTGGCAACGACCATCCAACCCTCATCCTTACTCATAGCGCGGTGTATGAGTGGTATGAGGCTGGCCTTACCACGTTCATGCGAATCTATGATCCGCGCATGGGCGATGCTGGTTTCGAGGCATTGCAGTACAAGGGTTGCGCGATGACGTTCAGCCCTTCGTGCCCCGCATTGACCGCGTACCTGCTCAACGAGCGGTATCTGGAATTGGTCATTGACAGCAATGCCGATTTCATGATGACCGACTGGAAGCCCATCCCGAACCAGTTGGACCGTGTTGCACAGGTTGTGACCAAGGGCAACCTGACCATTACCAATAGCCGGATGCAGGGAGTCCTAGACGCAATCGTCATTTCGTAGTGAAATGGCGTAGCGTCTTCAACCGCCCAGAGATGGGCCAGCATTAGGGGAGAACTCAAATGCTAAAGTCTGTGTTCATGGATGCACTCACCGACACCTCCATCATCCCCAAGCATATTTTGGGGACGTTGCGGATCGAGCAAGATGACAAATTTGGTGAGCGATGGTTCCGGTATTGCCAGAACAAGAGCGGTGGCTCGCTAGTTGCGGATTCATCGGTTATGTACGATGGGTCCGCGCTGGGTGCAGTTACTGCCAACGGTGGCGGTACAACGTATGCCACCAGAGCGTCTGGATCATTCCTTACGGACAAAGTGTCCGTTGGTGACATGATCTATGTCGTGGACGATGCGGGTGCAGCTGGTGCAGCGCCAGAAGGTGAAGTCAGCTATGTAACGGGTGTCACCGCGTTGCGAGTTGATTTCCTTCCGGCATTGACCGCTGCAATCGCCGCCAGCGACACGGTGAGCATCATCAAGAAATGGGCGCTCATTGCCGCTGCTGCAAAGGCTGGGAAGCGTGGTGCTGGCATTCCAATGGTGGATCTTGCTGATGGATATTGCGGGTGGGTGCAGTCCCGCGGTATTTATCCATCGGCCAACGTTGTTGCTGCCGGTACTGCGCTGTTGGAAGGGGATCGCTTGATGCATGGTGCAGCGATTCTCACTCCGGCGGCCACTGTTGCAAACAACGCCGCAACGACAGATGACATCAATGAGGTAGTGGTTGCAACGGTCTTGCAGCCCCTTACGTCGGATACTGTCCGGCGCAAGGCTGTGGTGCTGCTAGCGATGGTGTAGCAGCACTAGTTTCTCGATGGGGAGTGGGGGGACGCAATTGATGGTCCCCCCACTCCAGGGAGATTGAAGTGGCCACGAAATTGGAAATCATCAACTCGGTGCTCTTGGAAGTTGGAAGAACTGATTTGGTGGTGCAAGCGAGAATATGGTTTGATGAAGTTTATCAAACTGTGTTGTCGTTTACTGATTGGGCATTCATTACTACAAGGGCAACGAGATCATGCGTTGCAGGGACTTATAGATACGCATTGCCGTTGGATTTTCGGAAGCTCCATGTATTGTATGTCAATACAGGGAGTTCAGATTCTCCAAAGTTGCATGAGATGGCATTGGCAGATTTCGTCGCACGATACCCCCGGATTGAGTCAGTGCCGAATGGAATTCCTCGGGATTACACATTGTACGATAACAATGTCATGATGGCCCCACCACCACAATCTGCTGGTTATGTGATGAATATCATCTATACCTACAATCCACCAGCTTTGGCAGATGTTGACGTTCCAGTGATTCCAGATCGTTGGTTGAATTGCTTGCGCTATGGAGTACGGGCCGCGGCATATTTGCATATTCGGGAGCAAGAGAAGGCCAAGTCATTGGCAGAAGTGTTTGGATCATTCCTTAAGAAAATGACGGAGGATGATAAGGATTCCAGTGATGATCGTATCACATTGCAGCCATATCGTCGGGGTTCATTGTTAGGGACGGATTACTGGAAGAATCCATTCATCACAGCCGTGCCATGATACTACTTTGCAAGATTCATAAAAAGCCATTAACGAAGATATGGAACGGTGGTTGATACCTCCTTCGATGCCTTCAGTGTGAAAGGCAAAGGTTAGAAGAAGATGCAAATGCCAGATACTTACTTCGGAGGAATGAAACGCAAGGAGGAGTCACTGGCGGATGCAATAATGCAGGCGTCCGAAGAGCATGATGTTCCAGCTTCGCTGATTGGAAGGGTTCTGAGAATTGAAGGTGGCGGGCCTGGAGTAGAAAGCTCAGCAGGTGCGCTTGGAAATATGCAGTTGATGCCGAAGCTGATTCAATCATATGGGCAAGATGTTCAACAAGTTCGTGATGATCCTACGTTGAATATATCTCTCGGCACTCGTTATCTTTCGGAATTGCTCCAACGGTTTGGACGCCCTGAATATGCATTAGCTGCATATAATGCAGGACCAACTAGACTGTCCCGCATCTTGTCGCAATATGGGAAGGACTGGAAACAATTCCTCCCGCTTGAAACACGCAACTATTTGCGTAAGTAAGGAGAACGTCAATGCCACTTGCATTAACTGATTTCCAATGGTTCGGTAGCGCCACGATGCCAGTGGATGATGCATTGCAGAACATTGGTGGTGGCATTGATGTCACGAAGAAGCCAATCTTTACGAGGATTGGTTCTGCTACAACGTTGGAAATGCTCTCTTCTGCGGCTGGTGATACTACGCAGACTGTAACGATCTATTACATCGGCAATGATGGCGTGCTTACGTCTGAAGTCAAGGCGTTGAACGGCACAAGCGTTATTTCATTCACTGCAACAATGAAGATATTCCTTCGTGCAGTAAAGAGTGCGGGCACGACTGGAACTGTCACGATTCGGAAGGCTGGAGCTGGTGCCACTATTGCAACGATGGAACCTGCCATTGTAGATGTGCGGATTCCTGGGTACAATATGGTATCTGATCCATCGGTGGCAAAGACGTATTATGATAAAATCTTTGCCAAGAATAACCATGCCACAATCGCGCTAGGAACTGCTTCGTTGATTCTAGCTGCTGATCCACAAAGCGTTTGGACGTTTGCGCTGGAAACATCGCTTGGTGGTTCAACCACGAATGGTGCTGGAAACAACCGACAGGTTGCGCCATCTGGTTTCTCGTTTGATGCGGCAAATAAAAACATTGCAAATAGCGGTAACTTCACCGCGCAGACAGCACAGGGGATTTGGCTGAAATGCTTGCTTCCAATTGGCAAAGATCCCTTTGATGACACTTTCACGCTGCGCTTGAGCGGGATTAGTGGAGTCTAACTGTGGCAACTGTACGGACGCTTGGCACGGTCTCAACGCAATCAGGATATGAATATTACCCACGTTATTCATTAACACCGGGTAAGCATATCTTTGTTGCGGCTGATGGCCGTGCCATTGTTATATATATGCGTCCGTTGGGCGGTACGTGGTATGTTGAAGCATGGGCTAGTAATGCGGCGAGGGATTCATGGGGAGCTGCACAAGGGATATGGAGTAAAGCATCAAGCAACGTAAGCTCACAACTCTTCAAAATTTCAGCTTGTAAAGATGGAGCTGATAATATCTATGTGACTTGGATTTTCTACAACAGTGGAACCTCACAATCCGAAGCATATTTTGTGAAGTTGACGAAACAGGGTGGTGGTGGTTGGTCAATTGGAAGTATAAACAATTTCTGGACGGGGACATTTGATGGATTTGGATATACGAGATCATTAGACATTTCTTTTGATCCAACGTATGGTCGGATTTGGATTGGATTTGGTAAAGATACACAGAACAACCATTCATACAGTTTATATACAAGCACTAATGGTGGCGCGAGTCTTGGATTATCTTTATTCGTTGATACACCGTTAGATAACAATTACCTTGGTCTTCAATTAGTTAGTTTTGGTGGTCTGACTTTCTTTGTTGTTCTACAAACAAGTGGTACATACCAAATACTGTGTTATGTCATTAATAACCTAACGCTTGGTGGTAGTACAGTATTATGGAGTGGTGGCTCCCAGGTTCCCAATAACTGGAGCCGTGAAGATAACTATGGATACCATCCACTGTATATTGGGAATGCAACAGTTGATTTCGTCATAATCTCAGTTCTTGGTGATGGTACAGTTAGGTTAAAGAAATATAAGAACGGCTGGCTTGGTGAGGTTACGGTCTTTGCTAGTGGTGCAACTTCACAAAATTGCCGCTGCTATTGGGATGCAGATTCACAAAAATTGATTATTTGGAAAGATGGAGCCAGCGCACCGTGGTCATGGAATCCCGCGAATGATGCAATAACTGCAACGAATTTAGAGACTATTGCACATACAATATGCCAGTATAAAATTTTCAATAACTGGCATGGATTCTCTGCTGGTGGATCAAGCGGGACGTCAACATTAACTTATACTGAAGCTAATGCTATTGATGGTGAAATGTTTGATTTCATCATTGGTTGCACTAGCCGTAAGTTGGCAAATTTCGATACTGTTCTAGCTGTAGATGGACGAGAGCTATTGTTGGTTGATGCGAACATACCAATGTTCTCTGCACCAACTAACTTCTTTATGCTTGAACGGACTTTTGGTTCTCTTGCGCGGGAAGTGATTGAGATTAATGCAATCATACCAACAGCATTGAAATCGAACTATGTCTCTGTGCAGTTTGATTATGTAATAGCTGCAGCTGCACAGGAGTTGAATAAGTTTGAAGCTGTCATTGCTACGTATGCAAATAGCCTTGAACTGTGGCATAAGGAAGCTGATCTTGCTGATTCATGGGCAAAAGAGGGTTCAGTTCCAGATTCATGGACAAAGGAATCAATCATTCCAGGGTCTTGGAGTAAGGAATAATGGAAGCCCAAACTACGATTAAAGTAATGCCCAATAACTGGTTGGGTGAGCGAGATTCAACTGCACCCACGGAGATTGATGATGCTGAGTGGGTGGAAGGTAGGAATGTTGATTCCCATCCATGCAAGCGGCGGGGTGGGGAAGTACAAGAAACATTGCTTGAAGGGGGGACTACAATCCGCGCAGTCCGATCATACTATCGACCTGATGGGACAAGGCATCGGTTGCAATTCACCAGCTCCGGAACATTATGGGATGATGCTGCTTCTGTATTGAGCGGATTGACTGGAACAACATTCCCAATCATTGTTCCTGGTCCTGGATTTGCATGTTTGTTCACTGGAGTAGATCGTGCAAAGTGGCGTGATCCGGCTGATGGGAATTGGAAAGAAATGAACATGCCCGCCGGCTGGATTCCCAAGTATGCAACAATGCACCCATTGAATAGGAGGCTGTATGTTGCACCTACTACATTGGGTGTTGATGGCTATGGCTGGTCTAATCCTGATTTCACCCATGCCAATCTCTCATATGTATCTACTGGCGGTGGCGGTAGTGAGCCTATTGGTGGGAATCGACAACCAATAACTGGACTAGCTGCGGGCCTGGGAGATGATCTGTGTATATTCACAGCAGACGAGATTTACCAAGTCCGGGGCCTCGATCCAGGGACATGGCGGACTCGTTATGTTTCAGGAGACATTGGCAACACGGCTCCAAGGGCGCTTCTGAATATTGGACATGGTATCTTTTTCGTCCATTACAGCGGGGCGTATCTGGTAAATGCATTAGGAGCTGTGACGTTCCCACCATTGACTGAGCCGAAGCAAAAGGCTTGGCGTGCAATGGTGAATTCATATGGACCATTCCTACAATATGCTCATGCAATATGGTCTGCAAATGAGCATACAGTGTATCTATTCATTCCAACAAGCTCTTCGGAAATTATGGGACAATTATGGAAGTTTTATCTTCCCGATAGCGGAATTTCAATCCATGATGTAACGTCTTATTGTGCGGGATATGAGTCTCCGAACAAGGTGCTGGTGGGAAAATCTGGCGGTATACTATCGAATTTGTTCACCGGAATTCAGGACTTAGGTGTGAATTACACCGGGTATTTCAAAACCAAGATTTATGGAGAGATTGGGAAAACAAAAACCTGGGGGACGCAAGCGAAATTTATTGTACTGTTCCGTCCTTTTGCTAGTGGTGCGGTTACAGTAACGCCATATATCTATAGAGATGGAGCAACAAATCCAATTGCGGGAACTGCACAGATTATCAATTTAGATACAACAGGTGATGTCGTGCGGGCAACGGCATTCCTGCCCACCGATCAAGGGTGGGGATTTCAATTGCGGGTTGAAGGAATCAGCCCGTGGGAATTCCTTGGATTCGAGATCGTCGCAATGGAGCAAGATATTGAGTAAGTCATTGTATGATAACATTCGGTTTGTGTATGAAACCGAGGATACAATACTTGCTGGTTCCATTGTCAGTATCCCAACAGTTGACGGTGGTGGAGGGATACTTCCAATTGATCCAATTACAATTGGTGGTGGTGGATCAAAGGGAGGATCAGCAAATCCAAAGAGCGTGCCTAAAGATATAACAAACACAACAGGGAAGGATCAAGATGAGCAATTGATGAACGGTAGTGCCCTTGTTGATGTTTGTTGGGTGTTGAATGAATATGAAGGATTCCATCCGTGGGTTGAGGATGGAGTCCAGCATTTGTATGCAGGAACTACAACGTTCTTGAATGAAACAGATTACAAAGGATTCAGTATTACATATGGCTATCTTCCATTCGGTGGCGGTTCGTGGCCAGACTTGTTCCAAGGTTATCAGGCTGCGTTGATTAGGAATGACGGTCGCCTTGAATGTGTGACAGTTGGTGTGCAGAAACCTCATTGCAGGTATCCCTCTTCACCATTTCCGTTAGATGCAAAGCCATGTGTTGGAGCGACTATTGGTGGAATTGTGTCAGATGATTTTGCTGGATATTCCATTGATTCAATGTGGGCACGTTTCAGGACATGCATGAAGGACAAGTTCCCTCAGTGCCATGCAACGTAAAGGAGAATTGAAATGTCATACAGCGGGTTAGGGGGATATTTCAACCAGCGGGCGGCTAACGCTGGAATCGTTGGTCCCCGAGCCATGTATTACAATGGCGGGGATGATGCATATGGTGCATCTGGAAGTGGTGGAGGTTTAACGCCAGGGTTTGATTTCCAGACTGCACTTGCACAGTTGTTGCAACAGGGACCCCAGACGGATCAGACAATGTTGAATGCAACGATGTCTGACCTGGATTCGCAGCAGGGAACTGCACTGAATGCATTGAAGAATCGCTTCAGTGGACTTGGCCGTTCTACCCTTTCGTCTGAATATGCAAGCCAGGAAGATCAGACGATGAAGGGGTTTGAACAGGCGAGGAAATCAGCGCAGGTTGCTGCAAACCAGTCTGGACAGAATCGGTTCAGCCTTTCCGTTAGTCCATTGATGCAGCTGTTGCAGTTGATGCAGCAGCAGAACCAGTTTGATCAAAGCCTGGCTTACAGGTAGGAGGCATCAGTGGCTAGTGGAAAAGTGCAGATCAATCCATATGACGTCACGAAGAAACAGATTAACAATCCAGAAAATGCTTATGACACCGTGACGCCAACAGGACAAAGCGGGCCAGATAACAGTGCCTCGTTGATGGGATTGTTGTCTCAATTGCTTCAACGAGGAGGATCAACAAATCCAGGTTCTCAGCAACCACAAGGTCCACCGCAGAGTGCGTTTCAGTTCCCGCAACCGCAACAGAGACCTGCACAACCTGCAAGTGGTGGTGGGTATCAAGCATGGCTAGATTCCAATTATGGACTAGGCGGGAATAGTCCAGCTTGGAATGCGATGATGGATCGTAGTAATGCAGAATATTGGGCACAGCAGAATCAAGCTTCTCCTGTTGGAGCGGCTATTGCAGCTGGCCCCGCTCCATACGCACCAGCGGATACATATGGACAGAACGCTCCACGTTCATATGGATCTGTTCAGATTCCGTCAACTGGCGAACGTTGGAGTTCCCCTGGCTTTGGCGCTGGCTTGTATTCCTTAGGGCAAGGCGCTGAAATGCCTGTTGGTGCATATACGGATTATGGCCCGCGCTATCGGTGGGGCGAAGACTAGCAAGGAGGATTTCTGATGTTCGATTTCAGTAACTCAAACATTGGCCGATATCCAATGGATGCAGTTCAATCTGTACCGATTGATTATGCAACCGGTGGATATGGTCCAGCTGATGTCACTCGTATTACACGAGAGAACGAGCTGAAGAATAATAGGGAGCAAGCCTCGTTCTTGACATATCTGAATGCTGTTGCTGCGGGTGCGACACAAGAGCAATTGGCACAGATTAATCCAATGGAACATTACATGCGAACAGGTGATAGGTTCATGCCTGTTGGCGATGAAATGCTGCGTATTGGAGAAGGCCAATTCCAGATTCCTGGCATGGTCAAGCGGGCTGGATTGAAGCGTGATATTGCAACAAAGGGAATGGAGAACGTTCTCGCAAATTTGGAGTTAGGCGGGCAGGAAACAGCAAGAAAAACAAGTGAAGTATGGAAGAAGAATCCAATGCAACAGGCATTGGAAACGATGTCTCCTGATGATGCAATGAAAGCTATCCTCATGCAAATGAAGGTTCCAGAATTTTATGGAACTGGAAAAGAGGATATTCCAACGAAGTATGGGCATGAAACTGCAATCAAAGAACTAGAGTTGAAGAAGCAAGAAGAGTTGACGAAACTTGGGTGGGCCAAGCTCGGAGAAACGAGTGGATTCCATCAAGGGACATTGGCGAATGCTGGTGCTAGAACAGCACAGCTAGGGGATAAGCAGAGTGAAGATTCTGCAACCCGCTTGCTCCGTATCTTGATGGAAGGTGCTGGAAATCCAATGCTCCCTGGTGCGACTGGAATGAATCAGTCTCTTGAGGAACTAATGGCTGAAGTTCTTGCTAACCGCAAACGACCACAAGTTGGTGGTCCTGGACAAGCACAGCCAAGTGGTGCAGATCAGAAACAGATCCTTGGCCAATTGACCAAGCAGCTAAATGCACAGCATTCGAGTGCTGCTATTGGTTCTACGACCAGCGCGGATATTGGTGGACAGACAATCCATTTCATGAAGACGCGCACTGGTTGGATTGCTACACAATAGGGAGATTGAACTGTGGAATTCAAGATTGATGAACCACAGGAGATGAGCTTCCGGATCGAGCCACCGGACGTTGATCCAATGATGTCCCCGGAGGCAAAGACGGAGAAGTTCAATTGGGATGCAACGAAGGAAGCTGGGACTAGAACGCTTGCGGATATTGCGGATTACGTGGTTCGCAATATCACATTGGGTCTAGGCCCGCATGTTCCAGGTTCAACACCAACAGAAGAGAAAAGTGGACTTCGCCGGACTACGGAGCTAGGGACTGATGTCGTTGGGCAGGTATTGGCATCCATGTTGAATCCAGTATCCCTTCCTGCTCGCATCGCGCTTATTGGTCCAAAGTTGCTTGGCCGTATTGGTAGTGTTGGTGAAGCATTAACAGGGAAGATAATTGGGGAAGAACTTGCTCCATTAACTAGCGCATTGATGCGTGGTGTAACAGAGGGTGGAGTCCTTGGCGGCGTTCAAGGAGCACAAGAAGGTGGATTGCCTGGAGTATTTCCTGGTGCATTGACTGGTGCTGGATTTGGTGCTGTGGCTGGTGTTGCTGGTGGAGCTATGCAAGCACCAAAGCCATTGCCGACACAGATTCGCATTGGTCAATCAATGCAGGATTTCCCTGGTGCATATAACATGCCAGCGTCAACGGCTACGCCAATGGAGCCGTTCCAGATTCCAGGGAGCTATACACCAGATGCAACGAATCTACCAATTCCAGGGCCAGGATATAACCCGGCCACGAAGTTGCCTGGTGGTGGATTTGCAGCGCCTGAATCACTGCACATTCCACAAGTAGAGATGCCACCAACTGTCACGCGGCCACAGGAAACATTGCAAGGGATGTTACAGGAAGGTCCACAACCATCGCTTGCATTGCCAGCGGGACCACCAGAACCACGTGCACTTCCAGTAATGCAACCACAGCGCGCATTGCCATTACCTGAACCGCAACCACTCAATTTAGAGGGGGCGTCAGGACAGGGACCGTTTGAACCACTCCCAATTCCACAAGTGGCATTGCCAATAACGAAGGAGCCAATGGCAATTGCGGCACCGCAGCAGATTGAACCAACTGTTGCGTTGCTTGATGAAGCGTTGTCACGAATGAAGCGGGCCAAGAGACTTGAAAGTGAGGTCAATGAAGGCCGTGCTACATTGGGAATGGGTGAGCGAGAGAGCGCGCTGTTGGAAGCAATGGCCGCAAAAGAGAAACAGGATGCAAAGCGTACTGTGTCTGCCGTGGCAGATCAGTTGCTTGTCCATAACCGTGGAAGTGTGGCTGCACAACGAGGAGAGTATAACGTTGCAAAGGACATGCAAGATACATTGGATGAAGTAGCTAGGCTGCGTAATGTTGCAGCAGCTGCTCGTCCATTGTCTCCGCATATTGCAGATAAAGTTAGTGCAGAGGCCGATGGATTGCTTCGGCGGGTGTCGGATCATTTAGTCAATAGTGCAAAGCCTGGAGCATTGAGACTAGCTGGAATCGTGGCTGGATCATTGGAAGGCTTTGATACATATGCGGAGGCCGGGGATGACGGAAAGCCAGAAGCAACCCACGTTTTTGATCCAGGCAAGGCGTTGCTTGGTGCGGCTATTGTTGGAGGGGGTTTATTGGCTGCTGCTGGCGCTGGTAGTTGGATGCGCAATCGCTCGAAAAATGCTGCACAATGGATTGCAAATTATCAAGCAGGTAAGCAGATTCCGTCTAAGATGATTCAGGACGGGAGTAAACTGGTTGATCGGTGGTTTACGATTCCCCATATCCTGGGAGAGAAATTCCAAGTTTACCGTCCAATTGTCAAAGAAGCAATGGCGTTTATTGACAAACGGAATAGGATTGCATCACAGCAGATGGAGAGATTGCAGCCGTATTTTGCGGCCCGCTCTCCACGGTTGGATAATACAATCTTTGAAGGCACAACCACGAAAACAGAATTCACGCCTGCTCAATTGCGGGCGAGGGGATTCACGCCGGCAGAGATTGACGGATACAATGCATATCGCACAACGATGCAGCAAACGTTGAAGCGACTAGAGACAGGACTTGTGCTTAGTGGAATTGATCCTGCTATTGCAGCTAATGCAGTAGCACAGATCAATCATCCAGGCTATGCTCCATTGTCACGATTCGGCAAGTTCTACGTTGCCGTTGAAGATAATGCTGGAAATCTCTCTGGCTATTACACACAGGAAACCAAGGCTCAGCATAATGCAGCAAAGGGATTGATCCAATCCAACCTTGGTCCTGGGGAGAAGATTTCAAATGCTGGCCAATTGGCACAAACAGCACCAGAACTACTCCGTGGATTTGATGTCACGACATTTGCTGGCTTGCATCATGTGGATCAGTGGTTGCAACAGCAGCTTGGCCCACAGCATTGGATGGCATCACAGTACGGCGTGGCGAAGATGCTTGCACAATCTGGGGTTTCCGCGTCTCGTTTTGTGCAACACTTGCGTACACAAAAAGGCGTGCCTGGATATTCTGCTGACTTGGGACGTAATACGGCAGATTACCTTCGCGCCATTTCGCATTACATTGCTGTGCGTGAAAGCAAATACGACACGACTAAGTTATTGGATATTCTCGTTAATAAGCCAAACTGGCAGAAATTGCCAGTGAATTTCCAGAAGCACTTTAGCCCAACTGAGTTAGCGGATGTGCAGGCTAATTGGCAGCCACGGAATGAATTGTTCTCTATTGGCACGAAGTATTTGGATGACGTGTATAATCCATCAGGGGATTTTGGAAAGCTCCGGGAATCGTTGTTCCATTTCTACCTTGGTGGAAAGATGTCATCTGCGTTGGTGAACTTGACTGGTTATGCAACAATTGCATTGCCAGAGATGCAGAGATATACGCCCAATGCGGTGAAGGTTTGGGCAGGTTCCATGCGGGATGCGTTCCGTGAAGATTCATTATCTCCGGCTATAAAGGCTGGATTGAAGTTGGCCCGCATGGAGGGTGTTGTAGGATCTCCAAATATCCAGGAGATGATGGGATTAGTTAGTGGACGACAACCAATGTTCAAGCACCTGTCAGATATATCTGGATATTTGTTTGGGGCAGCGGAGGATAAGTTACGGACTGCAAGTTATATTGCAGGTCGAAGAATTGCAGCGGATCGTGGATTAACAGGACAGAAGGCACATGAATTGGCAGTTCAACTCACGCGAGATGCGAACCTAGAGTATAGCAAAGCAGATCGGCCAAGGTTCATTCGTTCATCATGGGGTGCTCCATTAGGCACGTTCCGATTGTTCCAGTATAACATGATGAGCAAGTTCAAAGAGGATTTGAAGACTATTGCAAATGAAGTAACTACCAACAAAGCAATAACACCAGAAGCATTGAATGCACTCAAGGTATTTTCAACTAGAACTGCAACATTGGGTGCAGTTGCTGGTGCAATGGGGATACCTGGTGCAAAGTTAGTGGTCGATCTAGCTAGGAAGTATGCAGGGATTGATATTCCTGGTGAGCTTCGTGCAAAGACTGGAAAGGTTGGGGACTTGGCGCTTCGTGGTTTGCCATATGGAGCTGGTGTCTTATATGGCAAGCCGGAAGAGGGAGTGGATCTATCTGGATCTGCTGGATATGGGGACGTTGTTCCTAGTGAGATGTTCACAGATCCAGTTGCTGGAGTGACCAAGGTTATTGGCGGTGTGTTGCCGGATGCGCTTGTAGTTCGCCCGTTCAAAGCGGGAGCGGCATTGGCACAGGGTGATCCGTGGCGTGCTCTGGAGCAAGTGTTGCCAGAAGCGTTGAAGGGAGCGAGTGTTGCCACAAGAACGGCGATGGATCGTCAGAGGGCGTTCAGGACGCCCGCACATGAGCCGATTGTGACCAATGCAACTCCGACCGAGATCGGTGCCCGTGGAATTGGATTTACCCCGGCAAGGCTTTCCCGTGCGTATGATAGGGAAGCGGGCGAGCAAATGCTACGGGATTACAATATCCAGATTCGCGGAAAGTTCGAGGGACAAATTGCAGAGGCATTGATTAATAAAGATGTCAATGCCTTGGCTGATATTATTGCAGAGTTGAAGAAGTACAATTTGAACTCCAAGCCGGAGTATCGTGTGGATTTCGGTACTGCATTGCGGGAAGGGATTAAGCGCCGCATGATCCGCATGACACAGCCAGAAGCTACAGAGATCAAGTCCATGCCACGGCAGGCTCGCGGGAAGTATCAAGATATTCAAAGCACGTATAAAGGGTTGTAAGGAGAATGCAATGGAAGACTACCAACAAGAACCTTCTTTTCAAGCCCCATTGCTATATCAACTGTACCATGCAATACGGGGTACGGAGGCTCCACGATGGAGTGCGACGGATTACGCAATGGGGTTGAACACTGGCCCGCTTCGTGGGCCACGAGTGAATGTCCCACAGGATTTGCAACGCTTATTGCAGCAGGGACCGGGAGGGAGTGCGCCTACAGTTCCGCAATGGACGAATTTGGAGCGGCCTTGGAGTGGAATTTACAAAGGCGGGCTAGAGGAAGGACGTACAACGCCGTCGCCATCATGGAGGAATCCAACCGTGTATAACTTGGGAGAGGAGGCCGCGCAACCGCAGGGAAATCAATTGCAGCAACTGCTTCGGACAATGGGGCCGTCTGTGGATATGAACAGCCCTGAGTTATTGCGGAATTCAGAGTTCTTCCAGAGATTTCTTCCTTCTGATTAATGGCGTTTCAGAGTTTCTAACAAGGAGGCTTCCATGCGTTTCACAGTTGTATCCTGGCGCGGAGAAGGTTTGCCCATTGCGATGCGGTTGAAGCAAGAAGGTCATGCTGTTGCATTGTTGACTGCGGATTACTGCCGGGTTGGTGAAGGGTTGGTTCCATTAGTGGAAGGGCCAACAGAACAAACGGATGAAGCACAAACACGGTTTCATGGAAAGGCTACACTGAGCAATATCAAATCCTGTAGCACGAAGGATACAGTGATTATTTTCACCAATGCGGGATTTGGTGAAATAGCTGACTCATTGGCAAAGGTTGGCTATCTTGTCCTTGGTGCTGGCTTGTTTCAAGATAACCTGCGGGGGAATGCAAACTTCACAAAGATGGTTAATTCCATGTATGAAGTTGAAAGTTCCCTTGATGGGCAAGGGGTTAATTGTGTGTTAGAAGGCTGGTTCAATGGAGAGGATTTTATTTATCCATTGTTCGGTGCGATTCAAGAGTATGCGTTCATGGCAGGGAATGTCGGGCCAGCGATTGATTGTGCTGGTGCAACATATTTTGCGTTCAAGAACTTCCGGCCAGTGCAGTTTCAACGATCCCTCGGTCGCATTAAGCCATTGTTGAAGAAGTTGAATTACAAAGGCCCCATTAGTGTAGATATGTGTGGGGATAATGTGATTCGATATATCCCTGGATTTCGCTTTGATTCCATGTACGTGTTCATGCAATTGCTCCAGCAAGAACTGGGGTCGTTGTTCATTGATACGCTGCGTGGAATGGTGAAGCAAATGAAGTGCAGTTTTGATTATGGTGTAACGATTCGTGCAACTGTTCCGCCATATCCACATGCAACGAGAGAGCCTGGAACTGCACCCTTGGGGAGATTGGATCATTGGTTGGAACAAGGAATTTCATTGACGGGGGTGCGGGAAGAGGGCGGGATGTTGTATCCGGCGAGCTTCAATGGCGAAGTTTGTGCAACTGTGCATACAGCGGCGACGATCAAAGAAGCACAAGCTGGCGCATTGCGGGCTATGTCAAGCATCTTGACACTTGGAATGCAGTTCCGTGTTGATATAGCTGGAATTGCATTAAAGACAATCGGCCCGATTCTCTCTTATGGGATGAATAAGAATGAGGTTGAACATGGACGAATCGGGCAAGGTGAAAGTGCAGGAAATGGAGGAACGGCGAGCGTGGAATCGCCGGCAAGGGGATGATTGCCCATTCAAAGATTTAAGAGATTCCATCAATTCAATTGCAGGAAAAGCTGGAGCTGTGAATGGGAAAGAGGAACCCAAGTTCTCACAGTTCCAACAGTGGTTGATTACGATTCTTATTGCTGGCGTTATTACCATCTTTGTCTGGTGGTCAAATAACGTCAATGATGCAGATAAGAGACAGTTGGAGAAGTTGACAGCGATTGAACTGCAACTATCCAACTTCATAACTGAGTCTCGGGGGAGGATGACGATTCTGGAAAGCGAAATGCGTAGAGCTGGAGAGGATTTGAAGGATCATATTCGGACTGCGCCATACAACAATCCACCAATCATCGGGCCTTCACCACGCCGCTGAGGTTTGTGATGTTGCCTAGTTGGATTTCCAATTGCTGCATATTCTCAACTATGCCATCAACGTTGGCGTTGTATGGACGACCGCCTCCGTGTCTATGCGGGCATTCCCGCGGGTTGAGATAATCTACCCATTGCTGACAGGATTCGCAGAAGAATTCAAATACCAATCCTGCCCGAACCCTCGGCCTGATCTTGCAAGCTCCATTATTTCCCACGTTTCTTCTTCCTTTCTGGTGCTACTTCAACGTATGTTGGAATGTCAAGCATAATTGCTCGACGATCTGCTAGTGCGCGGGCGAGGATACCGCTGCGATGGAATAGCTCCATTATTGCATTAAGTCCCCATTCATGCGTAGCAATTCCGAATTCTTCATACAAATCCTCGTATGAGTATTCAACCCTGGAACGTTTGTGATCCTTCCGAAATGTTCTTGTGTCTACTGCAAAGTCCTCTAGTTTCGCACCAGCTATTTCATCCTGAATGAAACCGGAGACATCACCCATTAGCATGAGGGTTATTGTTTCGCCAGGATTTTTCATCTTTATTTGCTTCGTGCAACCGCAACGAGTCATTAGTGTAATGGGGAGTTCCTCTAATTTATGTGGTAGTGACTTTGGTGATGCTTGTTGGGCTTGAGATGGATCATACGAATATCCAGGCATTTGATTCTGCGATGAAGCTTTTTGCTGCTGGTGCAATTGATATTCATTATATGTATGGATCTGTGTTTGTGTTGGTGGATGTGGTGGTCCCTGTGTTTTTGGTCCAACAGGACCGAAATTCTTTTGGGGTGCACCTGCAATACTAGAACCTACAAACGTCAGGACTGATTTATGTATATCAGCGGCATGTGTCTTTGTTGCCTGTCTTAATACATCACTTAACCATATCCGCAATTGGCCCTCAGTCCAAGTTGATAGTGTTTTGCAAACAGTGAAAAAGAATAATTCAACAATTGGTTTGGCTAGTCCTGATGCAATAAAATAGTCATGTAGCGTAAGCACTGAAATTTCTACAGTAGGCTTAAATCCTGGTCCTTTGGCTAGGAATAATTTTTGGGCTGCTGGTTCATAGTACCAGTTCATTTTCGGTTCCTATTTGATAACGTAATAAATTGATTTACCCTGGCGATCCATAATGATAACTTGGTTTGTCATTAGTTGTTGAATGACTTCATCCAATTCGCTGATTTTCATTTTCCAGGAATTCATCCGTGATAACTCTGCCCGCGTCATCCGGCCACCATGCCGTTGCAGTTGCTTCAATATCCTATCTGCTTCACGGGATTGCAATGACGTACCAACATGGGATAGAGCTTTTGGAACGTACTGTTCAATCTCACTGATGAGTGTAATAGCTAGTTGAAGATGCTGTTCGTCCAATACTAGATTGTCACTTGTCGCCATTGATAGTAGCATGGATAGACGCAATGCAAGATCATGAGAGCGTTCACGGAATGATTGAATTCTTGGATCATCATGTTCTGGGCGTTTGATACAATACCAATCTTCAAAGGCTTTAATGAGCTTGGCTGTCGGCATCATTTGGCCTTTGACATTTGCAATTTCTTGTAAGTCATCAACGAGAGATTGAATGGAAACACCACCAATAGGAGGCTTGGGCCATGCAACGTCTTTCTTTCGTTTGTCTGCGGTTATGAATATCATGCGGGCGAGGAATCCACCCTTTGCAACATCCTCACCAATAGTTTCTAGCCAATCTGGTGCAGTTGCACCGAGGAAGTTTATCAATACGTTTTCTATTTCAACATACCCTGTTCCACTAGTAAGCGGGCGGGAGTATTTATCCTTTCCCATATAGATGGAAGTCATGAATCCCATCACCTTACGGGATATTTCATCTCCAGGAAGCATCATCGTTAGTTCTGGTGCAAATAAATAAACAGTTCCATCTAAGTTGACGTTTCCCTTTGGCGTGAGTTTTGGTTCCGCCATTTGTTTCATTATTCCCTCTTGCGTCATGCGCTCTTGGAATATTGAAACGCCATCTATTTGTTTCAATATCTTCTCAACGCCGAATTCTTGCGCGGTGGATTTCCTAACCTTTCCACTTTCTGCAACAAAGATAATGTAAAGGTTGGGGAATATCTTATAGAATCCCCTATCCAACCACACGTTCCTCCTCATCGTCCCCGCTAGCAATGACATTGCTGTCCAGAAATGGAACGCTTCGGGGGATTCCTGGTCCGCTGTGTATTCCATGTACGCTTTGATCCAATCTTTGTGGTGTCTCATTGCGATAACGAAGCCTCCGAAGGATGCGTTTTACGTCGTCCAATGTCTTGACTGCATGCATTGATTTCCATGAACGGCCAATGGAGGCTTCGGATGGAATGGTCAGATCCAATCCAAGGACGTTCATCGGACGCTCCATCAGGGCTTGGATCAATTGTATTGCACCCCAGACGTGTTCCGGAACAGCCAAGCATTGTGCGACTATGCTATCATGTACGGTGAGCAATAGGTCTAATTGCCAATCGCTGTTTTTCTGGTTATACAGATCAATGAACGCTAGTGTGATAAGGTCCGCAACACTGGATTGCGGGAAGTACGAATAGGCTTTGCGATACAGGTCTTGTCCAAATCTGTCAAGGAATACGTGAATTCTACCATATGCGTTAGTGATGCTCCGTTCTTTCTGTATTTCAGTTTGCACCCACTTGTGGAATGTTCCTTTGATTTCCGGGAATCCTCTGTGGAAGGTATTGTAATTCCCTTTTGCAATTGGGATAGAAGTACCTGTAACGATTGCATACTTTTCGATTCCCATATCATAGTTGCATGCGTGAACGGTGCGTTTAGATACATAGTACATTGCACCGGGCCGATTATCTTTCGGTATTTGAGTTTCAGGTCTTTTGTATATGATAGATCCGACAACTTTGTGAATGGAGCGTCCAGAGACAAAAATATCATCCAAGCGACTGGTGCCGGTAATTGCTTTACAGAGACGCGCAACAACACGAGCTTCGGCTTGGCTGCTGTCAACATTGATAAGCACCTTTTGTTGACTGGCTAGTGAAATGCCAGGTTGTTGTAACGTTATCATCTATCATCGCCCTCAGACTTGATGACTCCACGATTGGCGCGATCTCGAAGTTTTTCAAGATTGACTGCGGCGATGCTAGAAAGCGGGATCTGCAAAGCAGTTGCAATGTCTGCAATATACCAAAGAATGTCTCCAAGTTCTTTGACTAGTGCAAGAACGTCTATAACATCGTAGTCTTTGATGAGTTTCTTGTTCTGGTTCCGCCAGAGTTTGCCAACCTTCTCCGCAAACTCTCCAGCTTCTCCACACAGCTTCATTGTGGAATAGTGAATGGATAGTCCAAGTTCTGGATACATTGCGGTTTGCTCGGCCTCTTCCTGGTAATAGTCCATTTTCATTTTAGCCTCCTAGTCTGCAATGAAGAACGCCCGTCCAACTTCGGGGATGGTTTGCAAGTTTGTACCGCTTCTGCCAAGGAACTTAGTTGCTTTAAGCCGGCCATGATCTGTGTGCCCAATGGAGCAACGGATTCTGCTATCCCTGTCCAATTCCACATCCAGATATGATGACTTGAACTTCCGCTTTGCACGAACGTCAAGGATTGCATCGAGGATTGGATGCTGTGTCTTGATTTTCAATTTCTCCAGCGCATCTTCATTCACTGTCATTGCACCAGACTTGGGATGGCGCTGTGGAGGTAGGTTGAAGTGTGTATAGAGCAAGTGCATGATCTGTTTTGGGGACATTGCATTAACGTCGAATGTAGCTTTGCGATTCAATTCTAGCTCACTATCAACAACGTATTTCGCCCACGTTATTGACATACGTTCTCGACGGCGTAGCCCAATCCTCCAACCAAACAACTGTGACTCGATGGTGACTGGTTGCAGATTCATATAATGTTTCTTATAGAATTCCAACAACCCTTTCTGCTGCAACTCCCGCAGTTCACATTGATATATCTCAAACGTCACAGCGGCGTCTTTGCAGTTGTATATCCAGAAATCGTTCTCCGGTATGGATTTTAACCATATCTTTCCATCGTCTTTGTAATAAGGTTCTCTTGTATAAACAGATGTCTGGAAGTCAAGACCATGTGGAAGTTCTGGCCAAAGGCAATTATGCATCCACATAGTATCCCAGATTTCACCCTGAGTAACAAGTGAATAAAGATAGAGGATTGCAACATCAAAAGATGCATTTTGGAATATTTTCTTGGAATTAGGATTGTAGAGTAGCTGAGAAAGCTCTTTCCAAATTTCCACTTCTTCAAAATCGTTCCAGTACGAAGATCCATTAGCTGTCGTGAAAGGGATACAGATTGCTGATGTGGGCCGTGCTGCAAGACCAATGCATGATATTCCATTGGCTCTCCCTTCGATGTCAATGGCTAGTTCTTGTTCATTACGGAGTGCAATAAGTTCATCCATTGCTTGATCGAATGTTGGACGGGTTATGAATGTACGTTGTGGGAGATGAATAACGGCGCTTGTGGATTCTTGATTGACTCTATTGAGATCCCAGATAATGACATTGCGCCATGACCACTCACGAAAAAGGTCAGCCGGATGGATTGTGGGAATGCATTTGATGTTATATTTCGAGTTGAGTATTGAACCACGCCATTTGGTAATTCTTCGGTCCCCATAAACTGCCTCCAATGCAGTATTACCAAGCGGGACTATGATATTAGGTTTCCATTGCGAGTAGAAATCATCCAATAACGGGTAGAAGAAGTCCGGCGTGACGGAGAGTCCTTTGAGTTTGTTTTGCGGCGGGCGGTATGGAATGACGTTATGGATATAACAGTCATTGAATGTGAATCCTGCTGCACGGCACATCCTTTCCAATTCCTGCCCGCTCGGACCACAGAACGGAATCCCTTTGTCATCTTCCAATGCTCCTGGAGCTTCCCCGATGAGATGAATCATTGCAGCAGGATTTCCACGTCCCCGAACAACGCGTTTATCTGCAAGATGTTGTCGGATTTCATCAAGCGTTGGCATTAATCACGTTCCCGTCGTTGCATGATATTTCTCCGCGAAGAAAGAAGAAGCGAGGGGATTGCAGATGCCCTGGACAATCCCCCCGCTCTGCATCACCGTTCTAACGCGAAGTTAGTCGGCAATGCAACTAGACAGAAGCTGGCTTGTTGGCTTCCGGGTAATACTCCACTGGACGTGACTGGTCATTGTTGTTCTGATCTTTGCCAGTCTTGACACGGCACCATGCACGGCGGCCAATGAACTGTTCCGTCAATTCCTGTTGGCTCATCGTGCCAGTGGACTTGACAGCGAATGCAACGACAGCGCGCTTCATCCGATTGCAGCGACGAGCGGTGCGCTTGACGAATGCCTCGCGTTCCTCGCCCTGCTTCATGTTTGATGGAAGCGGGAGAATGTCATACATTGGAAATCCCTCATCGATGGGATCATCCATGACTTCAATCTTCAGGTTGATGTATGGTTCCCCTGATTCCTTCCCCATCTTGCGGGTGGATTCCTTCACTTCCACAAGATAGAGCTTGTCCTCAGCCAGAACAGGAGCGTTCTCAGGGATGTCGTCAAGATTAACACTAGGCAGCGCATCAACGGCAACTTCGGGATCACTGGTCATTGTTTTTCTCCATTGGTTGAATGTTGTTGTTGATACAAGTTAAACATACAGGTTCGTCATTTATGTAATCAATGAGTTGTGTTACCTCCTCTGTTCCGCAAACGGAACATTGTAACAGGGTTTGATTCCATCCGCCACCAATGCATGTGTTCTTCGTCAACATTACGGCTCCGTGCGTTTGGCGGATTGCAGCTCCAAGAGTTGAATCATTGTGGAAGTGCAGGACTTCTGCATCACCGCTTCTATGTTACCCATTTCCGCTGGCGATAGCCTCGATGCTGGAATCCTGCGAAGATCCTTCACGAATTTTCTCCGCAAGACGTTGATGGTTTCCTTCATGATTGAAATGTCCCGGCTGTCCATCACTGATCCTTTCCAGATCAATCATTGTCAAGCAATGGGGGCAACAGGTTTCACCCATGAATTGATCTGTTATTGTGGGTTTGATTTTGGTTGAACAGATTGGACAGAGCAATGTTTTCATTTCTTTTCCTCCACTGGTGGAGGGTCTGCGGGAAGTTCACAGAGAGAGAGAAACATCGTGGATTTCCCTGTTCCAAATGGCCCATAAGCCATGACAGACCAGGGCTTTGCATCCCAGATTCCCTTCTTCATGATTGTTGGAAAATGGGCTGGTTCAATTGCATCTAATGGACGGGATGTGCGACAGTTGTGATTGGGTGATGGCTGTGTCCTAATTCTCCATTTCGTGACACCTCCTTCATCTTTGCATTCGGTGTGATACACTTCCGCGAAGTATGAACCGATCTTTGCTTGCATCTGACCACTGAGCAATGGCTTGACTTGCAACAGGTGGCCGGTATCTTCGTCACGGTATTCGCGGTCATGCAGTACCACACCTACGTTTACGGGGAGTGCCAATAACGTACCCATCAACTCCTCCAGGTTTGACAGGTAGATTCCCCAAGCTGATTCTTCAATAACTCCATGCTTGGTTTGATAGGCTAGGAACCGCATCATGTGTTCCACTACGCGGGTGACTGGATCAAGGATTATGGTGCGAATTCCTAGTTTCTTGATTGCCTCAGGGATTGCATCCATGTATTCAAGCAATTGAATGTATCCCTTCGGCTGATTGATAGGAGCGGCAAGGGTTTGAAATCCACTGCTACCCTTTCGCTCATACTTGGTTTGACGGACACGCAATGAGCCAATAAACAATGGCTCAGTGACAGGCCAAACGATGAGCTTCATTTCGTTCATGTATTTCTGTGCTAGGGTCATTTCAGCTAGACGATTATCAGCGTCCAGCCAGAGGATCGGCCAAGGGCATTTCATAGTTTTCTCCATCCATTGTTATCGTCAAATGGGTTAATGTTACGCTGGTTGAGTTCTGCAATAACTCCAAGATATTTCTGGTATCGTCGAAAGTTTGTGGTTTTCCATTCCAGTGTTATGTATTGGTGTATTGACATTTCTTCATCGTTTCTAATCTCACGTTCGATCCATGCTCTTGTGGCTGGATCATTTGTTGCCATTGCAGCGAGCATCAGATTCCCGACACGGGAAAGTTTCTTTTCCTCCATTGAACGGATCATCTGTGCATAGATATTGCAGAGATAATCATCATCCAATGAAGCTATGGGAATCTCCCGCCCGTCTGTTGCTATCCATGTCAATGGGATCATGGAGTTCTCTCAGAATTGCAACGAGATAGTATTGCTCGTTGAAGTCACTGTAGCAATGGGTATGGTGAAGGCTCAGTTCATAGGGCATTGCAACCTTGGTATTAAACACCTTTGCCCATTGCTCTAATGCTTCACTTGGTCCTTGTGCTGTAACCAATGCGAAGTCTTGGAAACAGCATTCGGTGTGAGTAGGATCATTTGCAGGTCCAGGACGCTCGAAAAAATCCACTTTTGCAACAACGTATTTGTGTTTCATTTCATCCTCCCATGCATGGAGTGGCTATGAGTGTGATCCAAACGAGACATTCGTTGGCATAACCACTCCATGCAGGTTCAATTACTGCGTTAGATCCACCTCCAGCTCAGGCTTGAGGCTGTCTTTCAACGTGAGCATTGCGATGTCAAAGTGAGGAGTGCAATCCTCACAGAACATCAACCTTGCTCCTTTCTCTCCTACAACGCCGTGCTCTTCGTGCGTCTGTGCGATTGAAACACCCGTCCAGTTGGTTGGTCGATCAAATGGACGCTCTACGTCATGCAACTTCTCACAACCGCTGCAACGCTGAAGAGTTGGACTCGGAGAGTCAAACACTGTTCTACCCATGTGTGCTCCTTTCTATGAAAGCTCGGCCGCATTGCCGGGAGCCGGCTTTGCACTTACGTCCCCGCCACAGGGAACCGAGCAGGTTTACAGATTTCAATTACCCTTTTGCATTCTTGCGTTGAGAAATTTGCAATGTGGCATTCTGATTTTGAGATTCCCATTGCAGCAGCCAGGAATGAATAAGCGGTATCACGGTCAAGGGTTGGATCATTTCCATTAGCGCGCTGGTACAACTTGTCAAACCATTCATGGGCTTCAATTCTGGCTTTCCTGGTAATGTAATTCGCTGGACGGCCTTTTGGTTTGCCATTGGGGTGTGCTCCAATCTTCATATCGCAATAGAAGATGGGGCATATGTAGTAGGGACCGTGCGGACCGGCTGCTTCCAATATCATTCGTTTATTGTGAAGCGGGCAATAAACATAACGGAATTTTATTGCCTGTTTCCGCTCTTGCAGGATTGCGTCTGCAATATCAAATGGAGAATCGCCCCAATCAACCATTGTTATCTCTCAATGTATTGGCGCTGGCTATGGGAGAGATTGAAACCATGAATGATCGTCGGCTCCGCCTTGCGTGGTTTGCGGCTCCACTTGGCTGTTAATGCACCACAAATAAAACCAACAGCGAGAAGGAACAAATCGCCCATGAGATCCATTACTTCTCCTTTTCAAATATCTTGGTGGCTTGCGGTTTATCCACCATTACAGTTTGAAAGAATTTGTGACCGTCCCGTACTTGTGCAAAGAAACTGTCAAATGCATGTCGTGTCCAAAGAGCAACGGCAATCTCTGCACCCCGTGGAATCCAAACGATTCCAATAACAACCTTCTCTGATGGAACCTGAAAGAAATTGAATTCTGGATCAGCCTTGAACAGCAACGCTGCATTTTCATGGATCATTATCTGTGCTGCAATGCCTTTGCAATACAACCTTTCCTTTACGGGCTGTTGCAAATCCCCATTATTATGGTCAATCGTAGGGGGACCAGGTATGTATTTCATAGAGATTCTCCACTAGTTGCTCATTGATTCCAGTTAATGCACAGAGATCGCGGAATTCGCATTCGCCAAATGCATTGCATTGGCTCGTGCGCTTAGGCCAATCTTCATGATTGGAATGTTCAAACAACTTCCGCATCCTATCCCCTTCAACGAGCATTTCAATCCACCATTCGTCAACATCATTCTGGCTGCGCGTTGTCGGGCCGTGTTCAAACTGTGCATTGAGCATCCAGTCAGAGATTGCATCAGGACCAGCGGCTTTCGTCGCTGCTGGAATACGGTAGTTTCCATTTTGGTCAGGCTTGCGCTCGTCACCGATGTAGACTGCATCAATGGCAGAACGCTTGATTAGAATATTGATTAGCTCTTTGATTGCAGCGGTGTAGCCAGTGATTTGATGATTGGGACGGAGCATGTTCCAGTAAGTTGCACCAAAGCGGGTTGTGGATTTTGTGTCAACGATTGTTGGTTCATTGTCCATAAGCATGATTCGATCAATGCGTCCGCAGTAGATGATTGTCCATCCATCCACAACGCCGAGGATGAATGCGAAGCCAATTTCAACTGCGGGCTTGCCGTTGATCTGATAGACTTGCCAACGGGATCGCATTGGATCATATTTGCGATAGTATGCGCCCATTATTTCACTAAGCCGGCGCACACCACGCTTGTTTATTGAATTAGGGTCAACATCCAGTGGAGAGCCTTCCTCGGTTGCAGTTGCAAGGAATTTCTCTAGGCATAGTTTGAAATCCATGCCCTGCCAGAAATTCTCAACGAAAATGTGGATTGATTTTCCGGCGTGCAATGCTTCATGTTGCACTTTCTTGCGGAGTGAACGGTAGCGGCTGAGGTAGAGCTTGCGGTCACAGGGTAGGGAATAGGTTGAATAATCAAACGTGAATGTTCGATTAATGGGATCGAGATACATGGTTAATGCAGGGACGTCAGGATTGTGGATGGATATTGTTTGATCCGAGGCTTTGGGAATCTGTGGCTGTGACAGTAGCATTGACATTGCTCGCTCCCTTTGTGGCGTTTTCTATCTGTTGGAAGAACGATGCTTTCTCTTCTGGCGAAAGACTTGCAATGAACCGATCTAATTCTGTTTTCTTTTCCTTCCTGCTCCTCTTGGCTGGAGCATCAGGCTTTGGCAATACAACACGGCGCTTCTTCGTGCCATTGCCATGCCCAGGATTCATTGCCCTTTCAAGCCGGAGGCTTTCAATAAAGCGCAATGCATCATCCGGTGTTAGCGCATGAAAGGGCTTTCCACCGGCTTTATTGAGTAGGTCCGCGATTGACATTTGCCGTTTTCTCCATCTGTGCCGTACACCAAAGCTTCAATGCTTCTAACAGAGCATCCTTCATGGATATTCCCCGCAATGCAGCAAGGGCTTTCCACGAGCGATGCAATTCTGTGGTCATTCCAACGATGGAAAGATTCATTCTCTCCATCACTTCCGGCAAAACAACTCCCGGTTCCTGCGATCCGTTAGTCATTGAATGTCCCTCTCATTGGCAATACAGGCTTCGGATGACCCGTCGCGCTTTGCAATGATGATGCTAACGAACGGCGGGCTGCTGATGATGTGCGTTATTGTACCGGCCGGATTGTCAAACCCCGTGTTTGTCTTGAATGTCCTGAATCCAATAGGGGAACCTTTGATATATCTATTTCCTCTAATAATGACTTCATTCAATGGGTTGTAATTGGGACGTTTTATCATTGCAATATCCTTTATTCTGACGAAGATTCTATACTTAATATAGGCTTTTTCGGGATTTTGTCAAGTGACAAATTGTCAGCATAGAAAAGGGCGACCCTGCTATGTTTGCAGGGTCGCCCCATTGAAACTAATTCGTCATTGCAAACTCAGCTCTCCGCGTGATAATCTTCTTTGCTTCATCCGTTGCTGCAATCGCGACCATGAATGCAACGAATGGATTCTCAACTTTCAGCGTGTTCTTGATGTAATCCATCGTTGCAGTTGACATAGTAAGGGAGAAGTCTGTAAAGTTCTGTTCACTTGCTGCAAAGTCTACGAATCTGTTGAAAATGAACAGTGTGACTTTGCCAATTAGTTGCATGTATGGATCAGTTGGTTCATCCTTGTATGGCATCGGCGGGTTCCTTATTGAGAGAGGCTGCAATTGTATTGGCCATGTTGTGCAAGTGGAGTTTCTGTTCTGGTGTGATTTCTGGTGCAAGCGGGGGGAGGATGAATTTCAGCGATACTTTCTTTGCATCAAAGCTGAATGCCTGGATCTTTGCACCAGAGAGCAATCCAAGTTTACGGATTGCACCATCCAGGTGAAACGTCATGTATGTCTTGCCGTCTTTCTTGGTTTGCAGGCGCAATTCTGCAATACGAGCTTTCATCGGATTCCCCTTTCTCGCAGTATTGCAATTCGTTTCATCTGCAATGCGAAGGAAACGTTGCCAGACTTGAGAAATAACGTGAATAGTGTGTCATGGACTAACCGCATTACGTCTATTGCGAATTCAACGATAAAGAGTTTCATGTTAGTCAAACTTCCGGTCCAACGTTGCCCGCATTGAACCATTGCGAAAGCGCATTCCGTCATTGTATCCTTCACGGATCAGTTCAGCGTCGGTCTTTGTGCAACGGACAACGCCACACCACTTGCAGACTTCAAAATCTCCAGACCTTGCACGTTCCCAGATTACGAATTGGTGGCCTTGCTCACGGCAACGAGCTTGCATGCGGTGTTCATGTTTCTCGTTCATTGCAGTCCTCCATCGTTAAGGTTTCAATTCGTAGTGATTCCCGTCATTGAAACGCCCGCCCCACGAACCGCCATAAGACTCCCACCATTCCCCTAGTGGTTGATGTGCCTTTGTTGACATTAGGTACTTTCCATCCTTGAAGAGGTTCAAGTCTATTGCGAGGCGCTTCTTATGCAATGAGACTTCCGAACCGTATGGGCAACGCGGGTCACGAAATGCATCCCCAAGGCTTACTTCATAGCCCATTGCAGTTGCCCGTCGAATCAACTCCGCCACCATGCGAGCGAACCGGCATTGTTTCTGTCGCAACGTTTCAGCCATTGCCATTCTTCTTTCTTGGAATCATCCCAATGCGCTGCATGTCTGCGTATTTCACAGCAATGCAACCATAGATTCCATTGGCTAGTTGTTTGCGGGAACCTGTCAGTTTCTTGTCATTGATGATCTGGCTATGGACGGTGTGCGGGACTGGGCGTTTCTCCGCCATGTTGCAATAGGAGAATGTCACACGGCGGGCGTTGATTGCACCGTGAGTGGGGACTGCAAACGATGTTGTTGCAGACAATTCCATCCCATCCTTGATGCAACGTTCACAGGTTCGGGCAATGACTTCACTGATTGCACGGTTGAAATCGTCCATGTTCATGGTTTTGTCTCCCATTGCGAGTGAGATGGACTGCAACTACACGTTCTTGATACTATGCTTGAACGTTTCCCAAGACGCGGCTGCATTATCCTCCATGTGAAATGCCAATTCGTCCATGAATCGTTGACCGATGGATTGCACTAGCTTGATTCGCGTGTCAATGGTTCTGTAAATACGGCGATCTTTGCGGCCCTCGTAGCGAATCTCTGTGTTAGTTTCATTGTGGATTTTGTCAATCTCCGTTTCAATGGCAGAGATTTTTTCACGGAGTTTCCTGATCTGAGTGCGCTTCTTTTCAGCCATTGCATACTCTGGGCTTTTCAACCACTGCTTATTAGATTCATCGAGGAGTTCATTAATCTTGTCACCGATGATATTATGCACAGCCTGTGTCCGGGTGTTGAAGATGCTAGATGCATTACTGTGTCTTGCCATTGTCGTGTCTCCCATATTGCGTTGTTGAATTACCCGTTATTCAAAACACGCTCACCACACCATTTGCAGATTTTTACAATTTCAAAGAACACCGTGCAGCCATTCTCCCATTCATGGCCTTGTTCAATGCAGCGTTCTTTCATTGCTTTGATGATCTCTTCCTTGATACGTTGGTTCAATTGTCTGTTATCCATAGATCACAGCCTCCATTAACGGCGGGCGTTGAGCCATTGCATGATAGGCTTCACATCGCTGTAGTCATAGGCGTATCCGTACACCATGTACCCACCGATGCAGCGGGAGATTTTGGCGCCGGTCCAAAGCAACTCACTGGATTTGCGGGCGTTGATATTAAAGATCACTTCATCAACCAGTTCCTTGGAAACCCTGGTGTTGGTGGCTTTGAGGATGGAATGCCCGATGATTTTTCTGGCTTGCAATTCTGTCACCGTGAGCCGTCCGAAGGCGTTCATTGTTGCCATTGTCCAATCCTCCCATAATTGGTTGTTGGCATACCCTAATCATCAGCAGTATGCGCCATGCATACCGTACCCCGTAGCGTGGGATTGAACCAGCCACGGGATTTCATAGGGCTAGAGAGCAATCGGCCCGCGCTTGATGTCCTCATCACTGGCTGGATTCAAGGCCAGCATTACCTTGTTCTCCAACTGTGCGGTCGCTGCAAGGTCGGCCTGATTGTATAGGCCCTTTGCAGCAGTAGCCAATTTATGGAGGAATTGCTGCGCGTACATGTCCTCAGCGGGACCAACGTAGAAAACATCCAACGGCGCACCGAGGCGAGTTGCGGCTTCCATAGCCAGCTCTTGCGAATCAGGTTGTCCATCTGTGATTAATACATATCGCCGGGCCTTGCGCTGCGCGGCTTCATCAAGGGCCAAGTGCAACGCCGTGGAACCTCGTGGCTCTGGAACGTCATCCGTCCATTCAACGCCAGTATCAAAAACGGCCTGGTCGAACGTGGTTTTTTCACGGAGGGAGAAAACCAGTTCACGCAATAGGTCAATCTTGCGCGCTTCGCCATTGGCAGCTTCGCCCATTGAACCGCTGATGTCCAGCAATATAATGGGGCGCTGCTTGCGGCTCTGGGCCAATGCGGTCAGGGAGTTCTTCAATGTCACGGACTGACCACCGACGATCCGCTGCAATCCTTGGTTCTCGCTCATTTGAGTTCTCCCAATGCTACGTTGTTTGACTACCAGTTGCGCTTTGCACGATGCCGTAATGACGGTTTGGTGTCTACATACGCTGAACCGGGCGCGAATTCCTTGACCCCGTTTGCAACGGGTGGAATAGTTGCAACAAGCTTCCGCAGCATTATCGCTGCCTTCCCCCGTGCTGCTGCTTCTTCTCCCTTTCTATTAGTTCCGTCAGCCAATGCACGAAGTTTGAAATACACGGACCAGCATTTTTCCTGCTCCGGTGTCGGAACAGCTCCATTATCCACCCAGTGCAAGACAATGGATTCCATAACATCCATCAGATTGTCCACGCTAACGCCATCAGCGATCTTTCCATGCATGTGGTTTTGCTGTCGTTGGGGACTGGTGAAAACGGCAAACAGGGAATCACGGAAAACAACTGTGCAATGCTTTGCAATCTTAGAATCCCCGGACACCACACCGTATTCCAATGGATATTTCACCATATTGGAATGCTCCATCAATGTGGCTACCATTTCCACCCTTCCATCCTTGACCTGTACTGCAACTACGCTGTTAATTTCAACATTGAATGGTTGGTCATGTTTTGACCGCCGGACACCACGGCGTATGGTGCCATACACGCTTTGCAATGCCTCCCCAATGAAGATCATGGGTTGCACACCTCCCTTCAATCAATAACCAGCTACTTCTTCACGCGAAAAATCTGTTCAACTGAACCCTGGCGATAACCGACAATGCCATTGATTGACAATTGCCCTTCACAATCCATCCACATAATCCGGCGGCCAATGCCGTCATCCATTGCATACACGAACGTCACAAAGCCCTCGGATTCCATCTTCTCTGCAATGTTTCCAGCCATTCCACCGTCCATCGGCAGAATCTCTGCTTTGTGGGCGGCCGGAAAGAAATGTGCGCGCTTTCCATCACCCTGGAGATCAAGCTGCAATTTCCACTGAAACGTTGCTGGAAGGTTCTTGATGATGTCGCTAGCAGATTTCCATGACAAGAGATTGGGAAGATTGAAAGAGTTGAATTTGTGATCCATCCACAGGGCGAAGGATTGCAGCCCAGCGTCAAAGCGAGAACCGGCGGCCTTTGATAACTGAGAAAGATGGGAGAATGTAGTGTCAAGCGGGCGATCAATGGAATCATTGGCAATTGCAACAGACAAGGTATTGCAAACATCCGACAGCGTAACGGTCTTATCGTTCCGTTTCTTCTCTGCTTCATGGTATCGTTCAAACATAGCCCGTTCTCCCTGTTAGTTGTTGGTGACGGTTTGTCAATGTATAATCTATAACCGATGGAGGTAAATGTCAAGGTTTTTTTCGGGAAAATCGGGCAATGATGCATTTTGCCATATTGTCAGCCACCCTGTCATCCTGTCAGGATCTATTGCAATACCAGTGATTGCAAACATTATGGGATTATGGGTGGAATTATGGGTGTAAGTATGTGATTATAAAGGCGATTATGGGAATTATGGGAATTATGGGTTATGGTTCAGATAGATGGGGGCAATGGCATAGAAACCCGACGAATCGGGTAAATAGTGAAATGACTAGAATCAGTCAATAACAGACACACGCTATCACTCATAATCCCATAATAATATATAAAAATATATATAAGTATATATAAAGAAAGGGTTTCCCCGTTATGGGACGATCCATAAAATAACCCATAATTATGAATCACAGGACCAAGCCATATATTTATTTATTCAATTACTTCCCGTTACAGAAAAATTGCAAAAATGCAAAAATGCAATGGTGAAATATTGCAATTCCACAATAACACACTAGCCAATGGCACAATAACGCAATGCCACAATGGCACAATACGTCAAACAGTCAACCCACACCGTCAAAATGGCAGGAAACCGCAACGGCCGGAACCCTGAAAAATAATTGACGAAACGCAAAATAACTCGCTCCGCCCTATTGACAAACGCAATGCCTTGCCCTATATTATAGTCAGTCAAACACGAACGGGCCACAGGCCAGAAAGGAAAAGCGAACAGAGGCAACGGCAAAGCCTAGCGAATCCACTAACACAATCAACACATAACAAACAGACACAACCGAGGGAGCAAGGAAAATGGCTGACGAAAAAGTGCAGGACAAGCAAATCCAAGACACCCCGGAGTTTACCGAATTTGAAACGGACGTTGAAGTGGGTATCAAGGGTGAGGATGAAAAGGTGGTGAAATACCAGGGCAAAGGGACGTACAAAATCTACAAATCCGACGCTGCCGCCGGCAGAGCCTTGAACGTCTACAATGAGGATGGGACGATCAAGGAAAACGTCCTGCTCCAGTATGCCAACGCCTATGCCAAGAACCTCTCCCTGCAGGCCGCCCGAAACTCCCTGCATGTCGCGCATGGAACACGGACGGGCAAAGCGAAGTTCGAAGTGCCCGAACTAATCAAGGGCATGATGACGCAATTTGGGTGCACTGAGGAAATTGCGCGGTCA